TTCTGATCCTGGCAAGTCGTTAATGTTTACTGCGTGGTCAAGAATAGCCATTTTTAAATCTCCTTCTCGGTTAAAGCTACAACCATTGGTTTTGTTATTGAATCAATACTAAAAGTTGGTCGTCCTGATTTGGTGTTAATCGCGCCACTCAAAACATCGCGCATTTGTTCTGTTGCTGTTTTCCATGCTGCTGAGTTAATGTCTGCTTTCCAGCGAAACAAACGTGGTAGCTCATCGCTTAAACCGTTCTCGGCAGCAATCTCTTGCAACTTGTCGCTGTCAACAGTGCGGCTCATCTTACTAACCACTTTCACTTTAAGATCGCCAGCCTCAAAGTTCTGAGTACCTTCGTACTGTGGGTTGAAGCCATAAAACTCTACCATCGCATCCTCACACTCGCGACGAGCATCAACAGCTACACTCTCAGCGAACTTATAAGTTACCCAATCTGATGCTAACTTTTCGATGTTCATTTTGCACCACCAATCTTAGCGATTATTGCGCCCAAGTCTGGTGCTTCCCACATATCTAGCTTGCCGCTGCGGTCTTTCGCTTGCCAAAGTCCATCGCTTTGCGTCATCAAGGCGCGTACTGGTTGCTTTTCTGCGTCCATCTCAACGCGCAGGGCCAGCACCTCATCAAAGAAATAAGGCAGGCTTTGCCCCACCTTGTTGCCTGCCATCATCGGGGCGTACAGTATCTTGCCGCTTTCGTCTGTGCTTTTCTCGCACTTGGCGCTGAAATACACATGCTTGCCGCTTAGATCACGAAATGCTCTGATAATGTCGCCAAGTTGCTCTGCCATTGCACCGTATGCTTGGCGCGGGTCTTTAGCGATTTTCTTTTCGTGATTTAGCACAACCTCGCCAATCTCGCTGATGCTGTCCAGCGCAACGCTGTCAAACTTGCGCCCCTCTTCGCTACCACTCACCCACTCGTAAACCTCTTTTAAGTCGTTCATGCTTTGAATCTCGACATAAGGTAGGTTTGCGTGTTGCAGGCTCAAAAGGCCAGCCTCGGCACTGATTACGATTGGATTGGGCAGCGTAGCGCAAAGGCTTGTTTTGCCAGCTCCTGCGTGACCAAATACCAACATTTTGACACCGTTGGTGTGAATACCGCCTGTTTTCTTAATTTGGATTGCCATGTTTACTTCTCCTTTGTTTGTTCTCTTTGGCATAATGCTCGGTGGGAACAGTTGCCACTATACAGCAATAAACTAAGATTGCAACAATTATTTTTGCACTTTGTTAAATATATTTGTGCTATGATGTTTGCGTCACAACTAAAAGGAGAAAGCAAAGTGAACATTGACGAGTTAAGAATGGCCCTAGAGGATAGGAATCTGCTAGAAGTTAGCAAACGTGCTGGTGTATCATATTCAGCCTTGCGAAAGATTGCGGCTGGCAATTACAACATAAGCCTGCGTACAGCAAACCGTCTATCATCCTATCTATTTGGGATAAAACATGAAGCTAGACCAACCCATTAGTATTGAATCACTCGCGCAACCCGCAACAAAACCAGCATATATACAGTTGCAAGATGAGATCGCAAACAGCGGCCTAGTCGCGCCAGATAATATTGTATTTGATGGCGAGTTGCACCGATTTAGCTCAAATGGCAAGCCAGATGACAAAGCAGGGTGGTATGTGGCCCATGATGGCCAGCTACCCGCAGCAGCTTTCGGCTGTTGGCGTTTAGGCTTATTTCAAACATGGCGAGCAGATATTGGTCGCAGCTTATCCATGCTTGAGGAGATGCAATTCAAACAGCGCATGACAGATGCCAAAGTTAAACGTGATGCAGAAAAGGAGTTAAAGAATGAAACAGCAGCCGAAAAAGCGCAAGACATACTTTTACATTCAACCGCAGCAAGCGACTCTCACGAATACTTGGTCAAAAAAGGCATTAAAGCCAATGGCGCGAGAGTTGACGGGCAGGGCCGATTGGTTATTCCAATATGCTCAGATGGGCATCACAAGGTAACAAGCATCCAGACAATAGATCGTGACGGTACTAAACAGTTCATGTACGGAGGCGCAGTTGCAGGGTGTTGGTATCACATCGGCACGTTACAAGGCGCAAATCACGTTTGTATTGCCGAGGGGTTTGCTACTGCCTCCTCAATACACGAAGCTACGCACTTACCTGTTGCCATAGCCTTCAATGCTGGAAACCTTAAATCAACATCCCAAGCAGTGCGCGAGATTGTAGGCTTAAATTGCACCATTACCATTTGCGCGGACTTAGACGATAGTGGCGTTGGCGAAACTAAAGCAAACGAAGCGGCTCAACTAATCGGCGCTCGCGTTGTTGTATCGCCAACACCTAGCGACTTTAACGATGCAGCATTAAGAGGTGTTGATATTGTCAGCATCATAAACGCACCACCATCACAAGATTGGCTGATTCGTGCTGGTGACCTTGTTAAGTCTGAAACCACCGTCAAGTGGATGATTAAGCGTTGGCTGCCAAAAAACAGCATGATTATGCTACACGGACCTAGCGGCTCAGGTAAAAGCCTAGTTGTTATGGATATGGCTTGCCGCATTGCCTCAGACTTGGACGATTGGCAAGGCCACAAAGTACGACACGGCTCTGTTATCTATCTAGCTGGCGAGGGTTACATAGGAATGAATGCCAGATTACGAGCGTGGGCCGAGCATAACAGCGTAAATCCAAGCACCATCAATATGTGGATTAGTAAGTACGGCTGCGATCTAAACCAGCCAAAAGGCTATCAATTAGCCCGTGAATCAATACTGGCAGCCGATAAAAAACCCTCCGTAATCGTGGTTGATACCCTGCATCGCTTCATGTTTGGTGACGAAAACAGCGCACAAGACGCAGGATCAATGATTAAATCGTGCAACGACCTGATGCGCGAGTTCGATTGCAGCGTTTTATTGGTGCATCACACAGGTGTTGCAGAGGGCGCACAGCAGCGAGCAAGGGGTTCTAGCGCTTGGAAAGGGGCGATGGAATCTGAGATTTCAGTCAAACCGCAAGAGGATGACACCCCAATGGAGATCATAAATATCAAATCCAAGGACGCTGCGCTCGCTGAAACTAAGTACATGAGAATCCAATCCCACCAGTTTGAAGGGTGGCTAGACGAGGATGATGAGCCAGTTACAGGGGCAGTTGTGATCTCCTCAGACAAGGTAGAAAAGGACTCCACAAAGACAAAAAACATCAAAAATTACCTCCAAAACGTGTTTGAGGAGGTCGGTTATTTTGATGAATTTGGCATCCCAAAAATCAAAAATGACGACTGGATTCCACTCCAAAAAGACGAAGATTCCAAAAAAGCAGCAGCAAAACGAAAAGAAGCTTCTGTTAAGAAAAAAGAAGCAGTTGAAAGTTTGTTACTAAAACCTGCGGAAGATGGTTATGTTGTCTTATTTGAAGTTTGTAAATTAAATCAATGAGTTACAAGTTTGTTACCAGTTGTTACCTTTTTTTATTTTCAAATTGGTAACAAAATCGGCAAATAATGCAGTTTGTTACCATGTTACCACCACCCTTTAGGGTGGTAACAACGGTAACAACAAATACACCACTTTTTGGGGACAAGAAAATGCCTTACAACGAAGTCGAAAATGACTACAGAAAATTGAACGCTGGAGAGTATCAAGTGGGTGGTAACCATTATCAGAAAATGGGTATTCAACCTTGGCAAGTTTTTGACACTTGGCCTGTCGAACAGCAAATTGGATTTCACCGAGGCAACGCAATAAAATATCTTATGCGTCTTGGCTCAAAAGACGAGCAGTTGCAAGAAGCTAAAAAAGCGTTACAATACTGCCAGAAGCTAATCGAGGTTTTAAATGGCAACAAATAACATCACTGGCGATGCGTTACGCTCAAAATCAAATAGCAAAGCATACGCAGACAATTACGAAAAGGCGTTTTCAAAAGTGGCAGACGAAACAGATCGCGCATCGGATTATGAAGAAATAGCTAGAAGCGCTGCCATAGCAACTGCCTGCACGTTGGCTAGTGAGCCGTTACCAACAGCCAAGCATTGCCCC